ATTGATGTTTACACCTAACGCAGACATCACAACTCAAGTTAAGGTGTACATGAATGCTTTCAGAATTCAAGATGATGATAAAGATCAAATAGAATTTGATAATGGTGTCATAGAAACATTTAATGGCGATTATGAAGGAACGGAGAGATCAATCAAGAGATCTTTCAACCTCACTCATAGAAATAACGAGATCTTCAACCGTAGTTTTGAAGGAAATAATACTAGCATCGTTAAAGCATCTGAAAACTCCATTATTGTTCCAAATCACTTCTTTGTAACTGGTGAAGAAGTATCTTACGTCCATGCAGGTTCTGGAACTACCCAGGCAATTGGTATTGAAACAACTGATACCTTTGTCGGAATTGGAACAACAGATAAAGTTCCATCTTCAGTATTCATTATCAAAGTCAATGAGGATACTGTCAAGTTAGCAGCAACTGCGGCAAATGCACTCAAGGCCGTTCCTACTGTAATCGGAATCACTACTGTTGGTATCGGAACATCTCATAGATTTGTTGCCAAGAACCAGAATGGCAAGTGTATCATTGCACTTGACAATATTATTCAATCGCCTGTTGTTTCCACGGCAACAACAACTGAACTTGCTAAGAGAGCGTTCACTACTGATGACATCTTAACGTTTACTGGAATTACATCATTCTTTGGTGGAGATCATATTAAGATCGGTGACGAAATTATTAGAATTGAGGGTGTTGGAATTGGAAGCACCAACACAATCAGAGTTCGTAGACAACGACTTGGAACTTCACTGGCTGGTCACTCAACCGGTGCTCTGGTCACAAAAGTCATCGGTAACTACAACATTGTAGAAAATACGCTGACGTTTGCTGAAGCACCATTTGGAAACATTCCTCTTGGAACAAGCACTAATCCGCCTGATGAAAGAGATTGGACTGGAATTTCTACATCATCCAGTTTCCAAGGTAGAACATTCTTACGTTCTGGTATTCAAGATAGTTCTAATGAAACCTATCACGAAAACTATGTCTTTGATACTATTTCCGAACAATTTAATGGTGAAGAGAGAAACTTTGATCTTAAATCAAACGGTTCAGATGTAACTGGAATTGCCACAGACAATGCGGTCATTTTGATTAATGATATTTTCCAGGGTCCAGGACTTTCTCGCGATTATACCCTTAACGAAAATGCAGGTATTACATCTATCAGATTTACTGGAACTGCTACTTCAATTAGTAGTGATGCTAATACATCCAATCTACCTCTCGGTGGCGTAATTGTCTCTGTTGGTTCAACCGAAGGTTTAGGATATCAACCTCTCGTCGCGGCCGGTGGAACTGCTGTTGTTTCCTCTGCTGGAACAATTACTTCCATCAGCATTGGAAACAGCGGATCTGGATATAGAGTTGGAGTTCAAACAGTTGTCAATGTTGCAGTTGCATCGTCTTCTCTGACAACTCCTGCTATTGAATTTATTGGAACTGCTGCAATTAGTGGTGGTAACATTGTTAGCGTCGCCATTACAAATCCAGGGTCTGGATACAATCAAACTAATCCTCCAAGTGTTGTGTTTGATGATCCTCTCTCCTATAGTGATATCCCTCTGATTTACAGCACTAGTTCCAGCGGAACTGGTCAGGCTGCCACTGCTGATATTGTTGTTGGTCAAGGATCTAGTGTTATCGACTTTGAAATCAAAAACACTGGTTTTGGATATGGCAACGGTCAAATCTTGACTGTGGCTGCTGGTGGATCTACCGGTATTCCAACTTCTGGAACATTCAGAGAGTTCCAAATTGATGTTCAACAGGTATTCCATGATGAGTTCACGGGATGGGCGATTGGAACTTTACAATCTCTTGATGATATTTCTAATTTGTTTACAGGATCTAGAACCGCATTCCCACTTCAGGTTGGCGGAAATTCTATTTCTATTATCTCCGGTAAGGGATCTAACATTAACGTGCAGGACGTTCTTCTTGTATTCGTTAATGATATTCTACAAGTTCCTGGAGAGGGTTATATATTTACAGGAGGAAGTACATTAACATTTACTGAAGCACCTAAAGTTGATGATACTGTTAAGATTCTGTTCTACAAAGGATCAGGTGATGTCGATGTTGTCTTTAGAAATATTATTGAAACTGTTAAAGTTGGCGATGAACTGACTATCAAGCATAGTCCTGATCTGGATCAACCTTCATATATGACTGAGGATCCTCGCACTGTTGAAGTTGTCAAGTCAACAGATGTTGTTGGAACCAATAATTATTTCGGACCTGGCAATAATGCTGATACAGAACTGGAGAGATCTGTTACATGGTGTCGCCAAACTGAAGATAAGATTATCAATGAAAAAGGTATTGGAAAAGATCGCGAACTGTATGAACCAGTAATTAATCCTTACGCATATATTATTCAATCCGTTGGTGTAGGATCAACTGCGATTTATGTTGATAACATTAGACCGTTCTTTAATCCAATCAATGAAAATGACACATCACTGACTTTCCAAGATAAAGTTAAATTTAGAAATCAAGGAACAAAAGTTGGTGCTGCGGCAACTGCTGTGGTTTCTGTTGGTGGTACAATCTCATCCATCACAATTTCAGATGGTGGATCTGGATATCTGACTGCACCAACTGTAAGTATTGGTAATACTGTTGGAGTTGGAACAACGGCTTTGGCAACTGCCTCTATTACTGCTGGTATTGTTACTGCAATTACTATTACTAATGCAGGAACTGGATATACTCAAGTCGATCCTCCAGAGGTATTGATTGCTCCACCAACAACGTTTGAGGAAGAAAACTCTGTTACTTCCTACGCAGGTGATTCTGGGGTCATCGTAGGATTTGGAACCACAACAGTCAGTAGCAATCCTCACATGATGTTTGATCTGTTCATTCCAAGAGATTCCTTCCTCAGAGATGGTAATGTAACTGGAGTGACGACAGTCAGTGGTATTGGAACTGGTGACTTCTTCGCCATCTATAATTCCAACGTTGGATCTGCTACGACAACCTTGACAACTCTAGATGTTTCTGGTAATACGGTCGGAATTGGATCTTCCTTTATCGATAACGTTTATCAGGCACACTCTGTTGAGACAGTTAATATTAACGTAACTGGAATTGGATTCACTGATGTTCGCAGAGTATTCTCCAGAGTATCTGAGAACTTTAAGTTCGGTTCAACATCAGGAATTACAACCTCTCCTGAATTCGGGATATATAATTGGGGTAAGATTCTCCTTTCATCGAGATCTGGAGTTAACTCCTATACATCTTACACCAGTGGCGGCGTTGCAGGTATTGAAACTTCAACCATTGTTCAAAGATCTGCATCACTTAAATTTAAGAATTATACTTAATTAACACCTAATAAATAATAAGAAAACTCTGTCCAAATGGCTGCCATTATAACTGATCAGATTAGAATATTAAATGCCAAGAACTTTGTTTCGGGTATAGGGTCTGCGAATAATGCATATTATTCCTTTATTGGACTTCCCAACCCTACCGAAATTCAAAGTGATTGGGATTCTGATCCGCCATCTCCAAAAGATAGTTTTAATGAAGAGAACAATTATTGGGACACAATTATTGCTCTCAAGAAAATTAATTCATCTGATGTAAGACAGGTTGTTCCTAAGAGATCTTGGTCTTCTGGAACGACATATGACATGTATCGTCATGATTATAGCAGAACTAACACTGCTAAAGTTTCTGGTGCAACTAATCTGTACGCAGCAAACTATTATGTCTTAAATAGTGACTTCAGAGTTTATATTTGTTTAAACAACGGAATTGATCCGGACAATCCAAATGGCAAACCGTCATTGGATGAACCAACGTTTACTGATCTAGAACCAAGATCAGCTGGAACTAGTGGTGATGGATATATTTGGAAATATCTGTTTACGATCAAACCAAGCGATATCGTTAAGTTTGATTCTACAGATTTTATGCCAGTTCCAGGAGATTGGACAACTGGCACTGATAACTCTTCAGTTAGAGATAATGCGGTTGATGGATCTATTAAGATCGCAACTATCACAGATCGTGGAGTTGGTGTAGGAACTGCTAATTTAACTTATACTAGAGTTCCCATCAAAGGAGATGGATCAGGTGCAGAGTGTACGATTGTTGTTAATAATGACCAGCAAGTTGAAACTGTAACTATTTCTAATCAAGGATCTGGTTACACTTATGGTAACATTGATTTAGTTGCTGGTGGAGTTCCAACAGGAACAACCAGACCAACTTTTGATGTGATTATTTCACCGAAGGGCGGACATGGTGCTGATATTTACCGAGAGTTGGGTGCATATAATGTTCTCCTTTATTCTAGAATTGAAAATGATATTGAAAACCCAGATTTCATAACAGGAAATCAAATTGCAAGAGTTGGTGTTGTTGAGAATCCAGAAGCATTTGGATCTTCAGCAAACTTAGATTTGGATAAAGCAAGTGCTGTACCTGCCTTAAAATTAACTGGAATTGGTTATAGTACAGCAACATTTACTGCTGACGCTTTCATTACTCAAACTGTTGCCACCGGATCAACTGCTGTTGGTAGAGTCATCAATTATGATCAAACTACAGGAGTTCTAAAGTATTGGCAAGATAGAACTTTGGTTGGATTTAACACTGTTGGAACTGCACAAACTAATCCCACATATGGATTTGATTTGGTTGAATTTACCAGCACACCAGACACTGGTGGAAGCGTCACAATTGTCCCGTCAACTGGGTCTAATTTGGCAATTGATACATCCTTCACAGGTCTCTCAACAGTAATAAATAGTAGGACGTATTATCTTGGTCAATCATTTACTGATGGTATTGCGTCCCCAGAGGCTAAGAAATACTCTGGAAATATCATATACGTTGACAACAGACCATCTATCACTAGATCGTCTAATCAAAAAGAAGATATCAAAGTTATTTTGCAGTTCTAAAGAATTATGCCTCAGCAAACGAATCTAAACGTAGCTCCATATTTCGACGACTTTGATGCGAATAATGACTACCATAAAGTCCTATTTAAACCGGGTTATCCAGTTCAAGCAAGAGAACTGACAACCTTACAGTCGATACTGCAAAATCAAATTGAAAAGTTTGGTCAGCACTTTTTTAAAGAAGGTGCTAGAGTAATTCCTGGTAATATTGGATACACTCAACTGTATTATTGTGTTCAACTGAACAATGTTTATCAGGGAGTCCCTGTATCGGCGTATGCTGATCAGTTAGTTGGAACAAAAATCACAGGACAAGTTTCTGGAGTTACAGCATTTGTTGATAAAGTTCTGTTACCAGAAGATTCTGAAAGAGGTAATTTAACTCTTTACATCAACTACTTAAATTCAAATACTCAAAATAACGCAACTCAGGTTTTCTCAGACGGTGAGGGAATTACTTGCAATCAAACTATTTCATCAACTTTGCTGGGAAATAGCACGATTGCAGCAGGAGCGCCTTTAGCAATCACGCTTGGATCTGGAGCAGCTGCTACTGGATCATCTTTTCAGATTCAAGACGGTGTTTACTTCATTCGTGGCAACTTTGTTAATGTTAGCAGAGAAACTCTGATCTTAGATCAATATACAAATAAACCAAACTATAGAGTTGGTCTGTTCGTAAACGAAGAAGTAATCAATGCAGACCTTGACGAAACCTTAAATGATAATTCACAGGGATTCAATAACTATTCTGCTCCAGGAGCAGATAGATTAAAAATCTCAGTAAGTTTATTTAAAAAAGCATTAGATGATTTTAATGATGACAACTTTGTTGAGTTGGCAACCATTGTCGATGGTGCTATTAGATCTCAGGTAAAGAGAGGTGGAGAAAATAATCCATATGGTGGAAATTTTGAACTTTTAGATACGATTGCAAGAAGAACGTATTTAGAATCTGGGGATTACTATGTCAAACCGTTTGACATTACTGCTTTTGAGTCCTTAAACAATAATCAGGGAAATAGAGGTATTTTCCAAGAAGGTCAACTCACCCCCGGTGGAGTTACTCCTTCTGATGACAGCATGATTTACAAGGTCTCTCCTGGTAAAGCATTTGTTCGTGGATATGAGTTGGAAACTAACTCTCCCATATTTTTAGATGCAGATAAACCAAGAACAACGAAGGAAGTAAAAAATCAAAAGTTAATTTATAACACTGGTCCAACCCTCAAACTGAATAGAGTATTTGGCAATCCTAGTGTTGGTATTGGCAATACTTATGTTTTAAGTTTGCGAAGTGAAAAAGTAGGGTCAAACCAAAGAGGAGCATATGGTGATGAAATTGGACTTGCTCGGGTATATGATTTTGCATTAGAATCTGGATCTTATGACAGTAATGTCCCCAACTTAAATGAATGGGATATTGCACTGTATGACGTTCAACCAGTCACAGATATCACTCTTAACGAACCAGTCACCCTTGCAACATCTACCTATGTAAAAGGTGCGAATAGTGGAGCTACTGGATTCTTAAAAGATGCTGTCACTGCTGGCATTGCGGTCACAATTTACGATCGTGAGGGAGATTTCCAAAAAGATGAAAGATTGATATTCTCTAGAACTAACACAAATGGTTCTACTATTGCTAGGGTTGCAACTGCTGTCACAGCACACTCACTTTCTGATGTAAAATCTGTTTTTGGTTCACTTGATGGAACTGTAGGACTTCAAACCTTCAGTGCTGATGTCATTCAATCAACCGCAGTAAATGTTGGTATAGCGACGATTACAGCATTCTCTGGTGGATTTAGCACAGTTAGAAGTACTAATCCATTATTCCCAACAGGGGTTAAAGAAGGTGGACTCATAGAATATAGTGATCAGACAAGATCAACCGACCCAATCACTGCTAGAGTCGTTAGTGTTGGATCTTCTCACCTCTTAATCGCTGGTGTCACAACTGTTACCAACCTGTATTCCGGTAATCTTCCTGAATATGGCACTAATGGTGTAACTGCCAATGATTTCAAAATCCTAACCACACAATTAACTTCGTCCTCTGATAACACTCTCTTTACACAACTACCTAAGAATCACGTATCAAACGTTGATCTTACTGATGCAACTATCACCATCAGGAAAACATTTACTGTTAATATTTCTGGAAACAAATTATCATCTGCTGTAACTGCTGGAGAGAATCAAACTTTTGCCACCTTTGATGAAGAGAGATATTCTCTTGTCAGAACTGATGGAACAAATGAAGTTTTAACAGCAGATCGTTTTGATTTCTTATCTGGAGCAAAATCTTTACAGATTAGAAACTTAGGATCTGATGATACTGGTGCTCAGTTAGTTGCCACTGTAATTAAAGCAAAACCTAAGGCTAAGGTAAAACTAAAAAATAGAGTTAACTCAGTCACAATTGTAAATTCTATTGACAGAAGTTCAGGTGTCGGAACTACTACTCTAAATGATGGATTAACTTTTGGTGGTTATCCTTTTGGAACCAGAGTTCAAGATGAAGTAATCTCACTCAATACACCTGATGTAGTTCAGATTCATGGTATTTTTGAGTCAGCAGATACATCTAATCCTTCTGCACCGAAAGTAACATTATCTAACATCAACAGCGCATCTACGACCACTGAGGAACTTATTGTTGGAGAATTAATTACTGGCCAAACTAGTAATGCTGTTGCTATTGTAGCAGAAAAATTAACTTCTTCGCAAATTGCTTTCTTATTCAAAAATCAAAATAGATTTGTTGAAGGCGAAACTGTGGTATTTGCTGAGTCCAATGTACGGGCACAAGTTACAACGCTTTCCACACCAAGTTTTGACATTTCCGGGGAATATACCTTTAGATCTGGTCAAGAACTAACCTACTATGATCAAGGACTTATTAAGAGAAAACCGGAGTTTGATCCAGCATCTAGAAGATTAAAAGTTTACTTCTCTAATGGATTCTATGAATCGACTGATGATGGCGATTTAACAACAGTGAATTCTTATGATGAGTTCAACTATGCAAGAGATCTCTCTGGTCCAGGAGGACTTTCTGTCTCCGATATTATTGATATCAGACCTAGAGTTTCTGATTATACAATTTCAGAGGATTCAAGATCTCCACTAGAATTTAAAGGAAGAACTTTTGATGGGTCAGGAAATTCTGCTGGTAACATTCTTGCATCAGATGAAGATCTAACAACCACTTTCTCTTACTATCAAGGAAGAATTGATAGGATTTTCCTTACAAAAGATGGTGCTTTCCAAATCAAATATGGAACTCCCTCAGACAAACCAGAAAAACCTGGAGCTGTCGATGATGCTTTAGAAATCGCAACAGCAGTTTTACCTCCATATCTCTACCACATAAGTCAAATATCTCTTAACTTCTTAGAGCATAAGAGATTCCAGATGAAGGACATTAAGGGTCTGGAAAATAGAATTCAAAACCTTGAATACTATACTTCACTTTCTCTTCTTGAAACCAATACTGCTAATTTGTTTATCCCAGATAGTGAGGGACTCAATAGATTTAAGTCAGGATTCTTTGTAGATAATTTTACATCATTCCAACCACAAGAATCTGGGTTACAAATTAAAAATAGTATTGATAGATCTGGAAAAGAACTAAGACCGAGACACTACACAAATTCAGTTGATCTTATTTTTGGTCCAGTTGTTAATACTGATGCGACAGAAGATGTTGATTTTGCTCCTATTGAGGGCATCAATGTAAGAAAAGAAAATGATATAATCACTCTTGATTATAACGAAACTGAATATATTAAACAATCTTTTGCAACGAGAACTGAGAGTGTTACTCCGTTCTTGATTAGTTTCTGGCAGGGAACTATGGAGTTGACTCCTGCATCAGACACTTGGATTGATACTGTTCGTTTAGATCCTAAAATTATTGATGTTGAAGGTGATTATGCATCTACACTGAATCGTTTGTCTCAAACTGAAGGAGTAGATCCACAAACAGGTCTTGGTCCAATTATTTGGAACGCATGGGAGACAACTTGGGTTGGAACTTCAACACAGGATCTTGGAACTAGAACAAGAACAGAAAACCGTCGTATCAATACCTTTGGTATTGGTGGTTGGATCAATGGTGGAAGTGGTGTTGCTCAATTGTGGGAAACAACCGAGGAAACAGTTATTACTGAAGAAGTTACAAGAACAATTGAAACTACCAACCAAGCAAGAACAGGTTCACAAATTTCAGTAACAGAACAGTTTGATAGAACCTCGGTTGGTGATAGAACTGTAAGTAGAGATCTCATTCCTTACATGAGATCCAGAAATATTCAGTTTGTTGCTAAGAGAGTAAAACCATTAACAAGATTATATGCTTTCTTTGATGGTGTTGATGTCACTAAGTATTGTGTACCAAAACTTCTTGAGATTTCAATGACCTCAGGAACTTTCCAGGTTGGAGAAACTGTAACTGGCAGAATTATTCAAACTGGATTAGGTGAAGCAAATACTGACGTTACTCCTGCAATCACCTTCAGAGTGGCTCAATCAAATCACAGAGAAGGTCCTTATAATGCTGCAACTAAGGTTTATCCCGATAACCCATACACCAATACTCCTTTAGCATCTACGTACTCATCGACTTCAAATATTTTGAACGTTGATACGTTCTCCTTACAAAGACAGGGAGAAGGTGCTTTTAGTGGATGGGTTGGATCTAACATGGTTCTGACTGGATCTACTAGTGGTGCTCAAGCAACAATCACAAATGTCAGATTGATATCTGATTTATCTGCTACCTTAATCGGTAGTTACTTCATACCCAACCCCAACAATCTGAATCACCCAAGATTTGAAACAGGTGGTCGCGTTCTTACTTTAATTAATGATGAGGATAATGATCAAGACATCGCAACAACGATTACTGAAGAAACCTTTACGGCTGAGGGAACTTTAGAGACAGTTCAGGAAAACATTGTTTCTGTCAGAAATGCTAGAGTTGAAAATAGACAGGAATTCCAAGAAAGATCCCTGAATAGAGATCTTGGAACTCAGACAAATGTAATTAATCGACGTAGTGGTGGACAACAACAAAGACAGATTGGTTGGTATGATCCCCTTGCACAATCATTCTTAGTTGAAGATCCTACTGGTGTGTTTGTTACTAGTTGTGATGTATTCTTCAGATCAAAAGACGATATGGATATTCCTCTCGTCTTCCAATTGAGAACGATGAAGAATGGATTCCCAACTCAAAGAGTTATTCCATTCTCAGAAATTGTTCTTGATCCTGGTGAAATTAATGTGTCCCCTGATGGATCTGTAGCAACTACTGTTCAGTTTAAAGCACCTGTCTATCTTGAAGGTGGAAACACTGAATATGCCATATGTTTAGCATCCAACTCCACCAAATATAGCGTATACATCTCTCGTATTGGTGAGAACGATCTTCTGAGTGACACATTTATTTCTAATCAACCATATCTTGGATCTCTGTTTAAGTCGCAGAATGCTTCAACTTGGGAACCAAGCCAATGGGAAGATCTTAAGTTTACTCTTTATAGAGCAGAGTTTGTCAATTCTGGAAACGTAGAATTCTACAACCCACAGTTGACACAAGGCAATAATCAGATTCCTAAACTGATGCCAAACTCTATCAACCTTAAATCTAGAAGTATTAGAGTTGGATTGGGGACAACAGTTCATGACAGCGGTTTACAACTTGGTAATAATGTTTTACAGCAAGGAACTAATGCCTCTGGTAATCTGGTTGGAACTGCTGGAACACTCGCAAGTATTACCATTCAAAATGCGGGTATTGGATATACTCCCTCTGCAAGCACTTTAACATACGATAATGTTAATTTGGTTACGATCACTGGAAGTGGAAGAGGAGCAACTGCTGACATCACGATTTCTAACGGATCCATTGTCGCATCTGGCGCAACTATCAGCAATGGTGGTGGCACAGGATATCAAGTTGGTGACATCGTTGGTATTTCAACCATCGGATCCAATGACTTTAAGAATCTTGGCACTAATGCTAGATTGTCTATCACATCAATCGGAAGCACGAGTGAACTGATTCTCGATAACGTACAAGGTGAGTTTGTTGTTGGAACTGCAAACACAATCATGTATGTTTCTAGTGCAGGAATCACAACTGAACTCGGATACACAAATGGTGGAGATGTTCAAATTGGCGAAATTGATATTATCAATGACGGTTTACACTTTACCGTAGATCACAAAAATCATGGCATGTATTATGGAGATAACAGAGTTCAAATCTCTGGAGTCAAACCAGATGTTAAACCAACCAAATTGACTGCACCATATACAGATTCTTCTGTTTCTTCTCTGTCAGTTGAAAATGCATCACAGTTTGCAACCTTTGAAAATGTGGGTGTTGGAACAACTAATGCTGGATATCTGCTAATTGGTGATGAAGTTATTGAGTATACCTCTGTTGATGGTAACACTGTTGGTGGAAACATCGTTAGAGGAACTGGTGCAACAAACTATCCTACTGGAACTCCTGTGTTTAAGTATGAACTTGGTGGAGTAAATCTTCATCGAATCAATAAAACACACACTCTGTCTGATGCAACGACAACTGACCCAATCACCTTTGACTCATATGATGTCAAGGTTGATATGTCTACGAAGTTCAACACAGATAATGATGACAGAAGCAATGATGTTGGGTATCCAAAACTTTACATCAATCAAACAAAGTCAACTGGTGGCGACAAAACTAGAGCAACTCAAAACATGCCGTTTGAGTTAATTACACCATTAGTTCAAAACCTCAGCGTTCAGGAAACAAGCCTTACTGCTGAAATTAGAACAGTGACATCTAAGAGTTTGGATGGATCAGAAATTCCATACATTGATGCTGGATTTGAACCAATTGTTCTGAATGAGGCAAACTACTTTGATTCTGCTCGCGCTATCTTCTCCAAAGTAAATGAAGATGCTAAATTATCAAATCTTCCTGGTTCAAAATCAATGAACATGAGATTGACACTGACTACCTTGGATACAAAAGTAAGTCCTGTAATCGATGCTCAAAGAGTAAGTGCGATTCTTACTTCTAATAGAATCAACAATCCAGTATCTAATTTTGCAACTGATAGCAGAGTGAATTCTGCTCTAAATGATCCTAATGCATGTCAATACATCTCTAAAGAGGTTGTTCTTGAAAATTCTGCCACGGGTCTGAAAGTTCTTCTTGCGGGACATGTCAATACAAATTCAGACATCCGCGTATTCTATGCTATCAACAATGAGCCTGGATCTGAACCAATCTTTGTTCCTTTCCCTGGATATTCTAATTTGGATGATCGTGGTCGGGTCATCTCTATTGAAAATAACAATGGAGAATCTGATGTATTTGTCACTAAGACGAATACTTATGGATTCACTGGTCAAGAATTGCAATTCAGAGATTATACATTTACAATGGATGATCTGCCTGCATTCAAGTCATACAGAATAAAAATTGTTCTTACCTCAACTGATCAGGTTTACGTCCCTAGAGTCAAAGACCTGAGAGTGATGGCACTTGCATAATGACACAATATAAGATAGAGGGTCATGGCGATTTAGCCAGAGACCCTGAAACAAGTGCTATCATTAACGTGAATCAATTTGAATACGATCAGTATATTGCTAAACGTAAATACAAAATGGAAAAGAATCAAAAGGCACAATCAGTTGAGGATGAAGTTGCTAATATTAAGAATGAAATTGATGAAATTAAGTCGCTACTAAAGGAGTTAATTAATGGACCCCGATAACATAGAACTTAGCAATTTATCTAAAAGTTTTGCATATCAGAAGATTGCAACTGATATAGATAAATGTGATGATCGTGATGAACTTAAAAATATTGCAAAGTCATTCGCCAAACTATATTATAAACAGCAAGAAACTATGCAAATTGTAGGAATCGCAGATGGCAACTAAGAACGTTACTTTTGATCCTGATTCGGGAGTTCCGTTTTCAGTAAATCTGGACATGTATTCTGGTGCAGATTTTACTGCTAATTTTAATATATTGAATACAGCAAACTCCGCTTTTGATTTGTCTGGATATTCTGGATCTTCTCAAATGAGTAAGAGTGTTGCTATTGGAGCAACTTTAGGTGCATCTGCAACATTCACTGTTGGATTCACTAGTGCTGCTGATGGTAGAATGAAGATCTCTCTTGGGTCAACATCGACTAGAGATTTATCTCAAGGTAGATATGGATATACTGTGTTGGTTAGTTCCGGATCGACTCTTTACAATCTTGTAAATGGTCAGATATATGTTTATCCCGGAATAGCATCAGCACCATAAATACCATATAGGAATAGTAGTATAAATGGCGCAACCTTCCAATAGACAAGAACTAATTGATTACTGCAAAAGGCAGCTGGGTGCTCCAGTCCTGGAAATTAATGTTGCCGATGAGCAAGTAAGTGATTTAGTTGATGATGCGCTACAGTATTTTCAAGAGAGACATTTTGATGGTGTCATACAGACATATCTGAAATATAAAGTTACTCAAGCAGATATTGACAGAGGAAGAGCGAGAGGAAATAATCAAACTGCAGGAATCACCACTTCAAGTGCCACATCTAGTATTGATGGATCTAATGTAACTTTTGAATTTGAAGAGAACAGCAATTACTTAGAAGTTCCTCCAGCAGTTATTGGAATCAATAAAGTTTTTAGATATGACGGATCTAATACTGCCACTAACAATATGTTTAGTGTCAAGTATCAGTTGTTCCTAAATGACATGTATTTCTTTGGGTCGATGGAACTGCTGTCTTATGCAATGACAAAAACATATTTGTCAGACATCGATTATCTGTTGAACACAGAAAAACAAATTAGGTTTAACCAAAGACAAAACAGATTATATCTTGATGTTGACTTTGGAGCATTATCAAAGGATGACTATCTAGTCATTGATTGTTGGAGAATTGTAGATCCTGCTGATTTTTCGAGAGTTTATAATGACTCATTTTTGAAGAGATATCTCACTGCACTAATTAAACGGCAGTGGGGTCAAAATATGATGAAGTTCCAGGGAGTAAAACTTCCAGGTGGTATTGAACTAAATGGCCGTCAAATTTATGATGATGCAGAAAAAGATTTAGAAATAATTAGAGAGCAAATGTCCAATACTTACGAAATTCCCCCTCTTGACTTTATAGGATAATGCTCAATCCATTCTTTACTCAAGGCACATCGTCTGAACAAAACCTTGTTCAGGATTTGATCAACGAGCAGTTGAGGATGTATGGTGTTGATATTTTTTATCTACCCAGAAAATATGTAACTCAAAAAAGTATTATAAAGGAAGTAGTTCAGTCAACATTTGATACTGCTCTACCTCTTGAGGCATATGTTGACAACTATGATCAGTATTCTGGAGCTGGTAATCTTCTAACGAAGTTTGGAATTCAATCTCAAGATGAAGTTAGATTGATTATCTCTAGAGAGAGGTTTGAAAATTATATTACGCCACTGATTGAAGATCAAGCAAATATAAAACTATCGACAAGACCAAAGAGTGGAGATTTGATTTGGTTCCCTCTAGACGATAGAGTTTATGAAATCAAAGATATTGAATACGCAAAACCATATTATCAATTACAAGATCTTTACATCTATGAATTATATTGCGAACTCTTCCGCTATGAGGATGAGGTTATTGCAACCGGCATTGACGAGATTGATAATAATCTGGTAGGTGATGATTCTGATGGACTCACTGATGATGGAATCAATACGATTCAAGGTGTAACGCAAACACTTACTCTGGTTGGAACTGGGGCAACGGCAACTGCAATTACTGGTATTGTAACCTCTGGTGGTGTTAGATTGATTACCATTACTAACAGAGGCTCTGGATACATTGGTATTCCCACTGTCGGGGTCTCTTCTGCACCAAGTGGAGGAACGACAGGAATTGCAACTGTTGGTCAAGTGATTGGTGGTATTGTTGTCTGTAATAATAGTGCCAATCCAAGATCTAGATCTATTCAAAGAGTTGACATTTCAAATCCAGGTGCTGGATATACTATTGCACCAGGAATTCGTTTCATTGGTGGTAGTGGAGTTGGTGCTGCTGCAACATCTAAGATTGGAGACGGTGTTGTTGGAGTCGTTACAGTTCAATCTGGCGGATCTGGATACACCACATCACCAACTATTACATTTAATGACGAAGTATTCTTATCTGGCGTTACCACCGTCTCAGCGGCAGCCACAGCGGTCCTGAGTGCCTCTGGAAGCATCTCTGCTATCAATTTGACTAACGCAGGTCTTGGATACAGTTCTATCGGCAGCATCACCATTTCTGCACCAGATATGGATTCTTCTGGAGATTTCATATTCAACGAAATTGTCACAGGATCTTTAAGTGGCACCACTGGTAGGGTTAGAACTTGGGATTCAACCACAAACATATTAGAGGTCGCATCTGTTAGCGGAACCTGGACACACGGAGAAGATATTGTCGGTGCAACTTCGGGTGCAAGTCATGCTCTCAGAGTTATTGATCTCGAACCAGATAATGATGAGTATGCAGATAATCTCGATATTGAGAACGCTGCAGACAATATTCTTGACTTCTCTGAACAGAATCCTTTCGGAATTCCCTAAATAATTGTTAATCTTGGTACATAGATATGTTTGAGTACTTTTACAACGAGATTTTAAGGAGGACGATTATTGCTTTCGGAACGCTTTTTAATGCAATCACGATCAAGCAAGAAAACTCCGTTGTAAGAGTTCCTTTAGCATATGGACCAACACAAAAGTTTTTAGCAAGAATTGAACAGTCACCTGATCTGAACAAACCGACTGCAATTACGCTCCCAAGGATGTCGTTTGAGTTTACCGGATTGACATACGATCCATCTAGAAAGGTTACCACGACTCAGCAGTTCATGGTAAAGAATCCAAATGATGGATCAGATATTAAAAAATCATATATGCCGGTTCCATATAATATGCAATTTGAATTGTCTATTATGTGTAAATTGAATGATGACGCCCTTCAAATTGTAGAACAAATTCTTCCATATTTTCAACCATCATATAACCTTACAGTTGAATTAGTAGAAGCAATAAAAGAGAAAAGAGATATACCAGTGGTGTTGGAAAACATCACAATGTCTGATGAGTATGAGGGCGATTTTACATCCAGAAGAGTTCTTCTTTATACTCTGAGATTTACAGCAAAAACTTACATGTTTGGTCCTACAACTGCGGCTACCAAAGATGTTATCAAGAAGGCAACCGTCAACTATCTCACTGGTACCGATACAACAAATACCATCAGAGAAGTTTCTTACTCCTCTTATCCAAGAGCGATCAAAAATTACACTGGGGATATTACTACGAATCTAACATCAGATGTTGGTCTATCACAAAAAACCTTTGAAGTTGAAGATGGACATGGACTTGTCAAGAATGACTACATTGACGTTGGTGGTGAGGAGATGAAGATTAGAACTGTTAATGGTAATAAGTTGAGTGTCATTAGAGGAGAAGATAATACTCAAATCATATCTCACCTCAGAGGAGATCCGGTCAAGAAGATCACCTTTGATGCTAACTCAACAACAACAGACAATGCTCTCATTGAAGAGGGTGACGACTTTGGATTTAGTGGATCTTACAACTGATGTCAAAATTTGATGAACTTAATGATGCTTTCAATGTCACTGGAGACATTGTTCAAAAGGAAAGTGTCACCAGAAAAATTGAAAAGATAAAGGACTCCACTGAGGATGTCAAAAAGGACTACGAGTATACTCGTGGGAATTTATATTCCATTATTGAAAAGGGACAGGAAGCATTAAATGGCATTCTTGAACTGGCTCAAGAAAGTGAAATGCCTAGAGCATATGAGGTGGCAGGACAATTAATTAAAAACGTTGCTGATGCCACAGATAAACTGATGGAACTTCAGAAAAAACTTAAAGATGTGGAAGAAGAGAAGCAATCAAAGGGTCCATCCACCGTCAATAATGCTCTGTTTGTAGGATCTACTGCCGAGTTATCAAAACTTCTTAAGTCCGGACTTAAGGAAGACGATAAATAAATCTGGGAGAGGAATCCCGAAGTACCTAAGATACTCATAAAATGTCTAGAGAGGATTTACCTTCTATAGATGAGTTCGTTGAATCTAACGAACTTCCATCAGTTGAAGACGCAATAATTGAAGAAGAGTTACCCTCTATTGATGATTACATAGAGCAAGAAGAAATTGTCGAAGAGATAGTAGAAGAACCTGAGATCGCAGAAGATTTAGATCTCACAGAAGTTCTCCGTCTCATTAATGACGTAAGAAGAGATATACCGGACGTTCCGGAGATTAAATATTATGATGAAGAACTAAAAGCACTTGCAGAGCAAGTTAGTCAAATCTCTGGTTCTATACCAGAGGTAAAGTATTATGATAACGAAGTAGAGGCTATTTGTGATCAGATTGATCTGGTCAAGGAACAGATTAAAGATCTGCCCGAAGTAAAATATTATGATGAGCAAGTTGGTGTCATTGAAGATAGGATTGATAATCTTCAAACTGCACTAGCAAATCTACCTGAAGTAAAATATTACGATGCTGAAATTGAAGCAATTTGCGATGCAGTTGATGCGGTAAAGGCATCAATTCCTAAGTTCCCCAAATGGGTCAATGAAGTTAATGAAGTTCCTGATTTTTCATGGATCGGAAAAACATTTAGTGTAATTGATGATGACTTCACTAAAGTAGGCGATAGTATTCAAGAGATCAAGAATAAGATCAACTATGAGGTTCAAGAACTCACAGAGTCGATAAGCACAAAGGACTTTGAGACCAGAGTTGACATAAAAGAAATTACAGAAAACTTAGAAAATACTAAGAACAAAATATATGAAGAGTTAAAAGAAACTGCTATTAAGATTTGGGATCATCATCACGAATTTAAAGATGATGATAGAAAATTAAAGAAACAAATCTTAAGTCATTATAATTCTCTAAAACAAAATGTTAATAAACAGGTTCTTGAACTTAGAGAAAAAACATATGAATCTGATAAAGAAATCAGTGAGAAGTTTTTAAATTACTTTGACAATTTAAAAGATGAAATTGCTTCTTTGCCAGAAGTAAAATATTATGATGATGACGTTATTGGACTCAGAAAAAATCTTTCAGAGTTAACTAAAAAGTTTGATTCTCATGTAATCAATATTGCTGAGTTATACAAGATTGTTAATGATTTAAAAGGAACTCAGCAAGATTTGACTGAAAGTTTAGCAGAACCTGCTAACACAAAACAAGGTCAAGATCCATTAACACCAACGGATCAAAACTTTGCAACACTTGATGATCTTCAAAAACATTATAGATTATTTGTTGGTAGAATACAGGAACAAATCGCTGCACTAGGTGGCGGTGGTGAAACTAAACTACAATACCTTGACGACATTGTTGGCATAGCAACTAACCTGGATGCCTATGATGGAATGTATCTTCAAGTCGATGTTGGACTTGGAAGAACTAGTGGTCATAGTTTCAAATTCTCTGAGGTAACAGTTGGTGCAGCAGGAACTTGGGCTGCAACTGCTGCTGGTATTCATACCACTAAAAACGTTGGTATTGCTACTACAGCAAGATCAGAATATTCTTTATACGTTGGAAGATCTTCGACAGCAGGTGCTGGATCTTCAATCGTTGCATATTTTGAAGGTGATGTTTCTATCGCAGGAACAGTATTCAAAGAAAACATTCAGAACGTTGATTCTATTGGAGTTGTCACCGCGAGAAGTGGCATTAACGTAGGATATGATTATCTTGGTGGTCCTGGTGTAGGTGCCACTATTGAGGCAAATGGAAATGCTAATTTTGCTGGAGTAGTAACATCTACTAATCTTCAAGTTTCTACTCTGTTTACTCCACCAGTTTTAACAACCGCTCAGCGAGTTGGTCTCTCTACTTTAGAAGGATCAATGATATATAATAGCACAGATAAAAAGATGCAATTCTTTGACGGAACGTCTTGGAATGATCTTGGCGGTGTATCTCTCGGACTTGCTATCGCATTAGACGGATAATGAAAACTTTCAAAATTTTTCTAGAAATAGCAGAAGGTGTTGGTGTAGGCACCACAACCACAAAGTATTACGGAAGCAGGTACTTCGGTGGAGGACACTCTAACAAAAACGGTAATGGCCACAGTAACGGTAACGGAAGTTCTAACGGAAATGGGAACTCTGGGAATGGTAATGGAAATGGTAATGGGGGCAATGGCGGTAACGGTGGTAACGGTGGCGGCAATGGTGGTAATGGGGGGAATGGGGGATGAAAACTTTTAATAAGTTTCAAGAAGATTGGTCTAATAAATATAAAAAGAGTATTGACTGTTCTAACCCCAAAGGTTTCTCTCAGAAAGCACATTGTGCCGGACGTAAAAAAAGAGCAGCAGGTGGTAAAACCAAATCAAAACCAGTTGAATGAGTAATCCTCGCATCCCAAGAAAACCTGGTCAACCAGCAAATTCCAAGAAGCATTCGGATCTTTATACGGATGAAAATCCTAAAGGCACGATTCATGGACTTGGGTTTAAGGATGTTGCAACTGCTAAGGCCTCTGTGTCTAAGATTCGCAATTCATCTAGATCTCATGCTCACAAAATCCAGGCAGCAGTTGCTATGGAACAGAGAGCAAGAGAAATGGGTAAAACTTCTGAAGCGGCGGTCTATAGAAAATTCATCAACTCAATGAAAAAGAAGACCAAGAAGATGAACGAAGAAAAGGAAAACGGAAGATGTAAAGCAGGAGAATACTACTGCTATACAGATAAAGTTTGTAAACCTATTCCTAAAGGATTCATGGTTGATCCGGAAGGAATGCTTCGTAAAGAAAATGGTTCAACCATTGATGAGGAAGGTCTTCGTGATTGGTTTGGAAAATCAAGATCAAAAGGTGGCAAACCAGGTTGGGTGCAAGTTGTATCCGGTAAACCCTGTGCTCGTCAACCAGGTCAGAAGTCAACACCAAAGTGCGTTTCCTCTGCCAAAAGAGCGAGTATGAGTAAGTCAGAACGACTCTCTGCTCAAAGAAGAAAAAGAGCTGCTGATCCTAATCAACCACAAAAGTCAGGAGCAGCAAAGCCCACTTATGTCTCAACTGATAAACCCAAAAAGAAAATGAGCGAGTCAACCGAGTTTATTACTTTACCTCTCGATATCGAAATTGCGAGAGATATTAGAGATCTTAACTTAGGACTCATGTTCCGTGAGAGTTTAGATTTTAACAGTGGAATGCTGTTTATCTTTGATGAAGTTGGGCAAAAATCCTTCTACATGAAGGAGACAAGAATTCCTCTGGACATTGCTTTCATCACAGAGGATGGAATAATTGAAAGCATAAAAGAATTAGAACCATTCGACGAGAATCCAGTTTCCTCAGACGGAGAAGAGGTAATCTGTGCAATCGAAGTAAATCGCGGATGGTTTGCTGAAAACAACATTGAAGTAGGTGATGAGATTGATATTGAGGAAGGCAAGAAAGATGCTTGCTACCACAAAGTCAAGTCACGCTATTCTGTTTGGCCAAGTGCATATGCGTCAGGAGCACTAGTCAAATGCCGTAAAGTCGGTGCAGCAAATTGGGGCAACAAAACCAAAAAAGAAGAAGTTGAAATCAACGAAGCAGGTAAGAAGTGTTGGAAGGGTTACAAGAAAGCAGGAACTCAGAAACTCTT